GTACGTTCATATAATAATCACCTGAAACATTGACAGTACCAGAACCTACATTATATCCAAAAATTTTAGACAGGTCGTAATTAATTTTTTGTTTCGAGGTGAAAGGATCAACTCCCCTATTTAGGAAAACAACTTGATAGTTTAGATATTCACTACCAATACTCTGTAAACAATTCAAAGTAACTGTAGCACTTGTACCGTCACTTTTTTGATAACTTATCGTTTGCTCTTTATCTAAAATGTACTTACTTAGAAGTGAATTACTTCCATTTATCAAATTAGTAACTTCAGCAACCGTATATCCAGTTATCACTTGGAAATATTCTATTCCCGCCTTTTGTCTATAGTAATCCTCTGTCGTCCCACCAGATAGATAAATGGTAGATGTCCCTACAGTACCGTTCGTTTGAATATATGATACAGTTTTACTTACAACTCCTTGTTGTGTTGTACCAGTAGTGGAATTGTTACCGAATTGGTTTATCGTACTACCCGATAAGTTAGTATCAAGAATCGTATCAGGATCAGTAAAAGATAATAAAGTTCCAACTGGCAATTGGCTGGATGGTTGAATCAGAAGTACCATAACATTGTCCGTGAAAGGTTGTGAAACAAAACCAGGTGTTGATACTGTTGTTTGAATAACATTCAACCCATCAAAATATCTTTCTCTAATATTCATCAAATTGAGAGATTGAGAGAAAGTTGTATCCGCGTTAGCAGTTGAGGATGGAGAATCACTGTATACAACAGTCCATGGGGTCCCTACAATATTACCAACTGAAGAAGTATTCCCAAGAGGATATCCTGCAAGAGCATACCTGAATCCAAATATATCGGCTTGATACTTTTCTTGTCTTTTTTGTGAACCTCCCGATGGATATAAATCAGGATCCAACCCTACAGGTTCTGTATTCGTGGGATCTCCTTGTAAATTACCCCATGTAGTACCAGCATTACTAGGAAAAAGAAGAGAAGTACTAGTTCTACTGTAGACCTCATATTTACCAATATATTGTACTGAATCAGATCCACCACCAAACAAATTCGCAGCATTAATATCTTGGATGCCAAGTTCATCGATAGTACATTCACAGGCATCACAATCTGGATAACTCAACATCGGTAATTTAAATTGCCTAAATTGAAACCGTCTTAGAATTGGTGAAATATATTTTTTGTAGGCTGCTAAAGCAATACCCCAAACCACAGCATAACCCACATTTACGGCAATTAATCCAACAGCAGGAAATGCCGCCGCAGCATTGATAATACTTGTTACAATATTGAAACCTAACCAACCTGTGATGAAGAGGTCAATTACGAATTTTGCAACAGGCCAAAACTGAGCTAAAAAGTGTAGTATTGGAATTAATACTACAGCAAATGGCGATAATATAGTGAGAAAGAAGTTTACAACAAAAAACAAAAAGTCAAAATTTCTTACCCCATCGGTTGCAGGGAACTTATTATTTTCAGAAGCACATTCTGAATCTGTGATCTCTTTTATACCAATGAAATTTCCTCGTGATAATCCTTTAAAATACTGATCAACTAAACCTGAAACAGTATAAACTTTATTATACATAAATTCATAGAAAGTATCCTTACATTCTACCGCATCCTGTACATTAGTGTAACCACTCCAATCTAATCCAAAATAGTAAGAACCCATCATTTCCTGATAAGAACTAGAATTAGTATTCACATTATAATTTGGGTCAAGATTTGAAACTGTCCAACCATACTCTTTGACATTCGGAACAAGAAAATATGCTCGTCTAGTTTCATTCAATTCCAAACTATTGGATTGTCCATACTTTATTTTGAATCTGTATTTACCTTTGGTTGGAACACCAACCGAAGGATCTTGGCTAAGAATTTGTTCTCCAAATTCATTTGTGGTCACATAATCCAAATTCATCGGTACTTCCAATAACCAAGTACCATCCGAATCAATTACCTTTCCCCCTTGTGGAAAACTTGCCGTTTCCAAAATTGGTAAACCATTTGAATCTTGGAAAATAGTTTGTCTTATTGCTATGATTTCTCCCTCGTTTGTGGTTAGATTACATAGATCACCCATTTCAGTTGGTGGTCTACATCCACTAGCAATTGCTCGATCATCAATGTTGGAAACTAAAGACCCCATAAACAACGATGTTGGTTGAATAGATACACCAACCTCCGCTAAATTGAAATCGTGACGGGCAATACCAATCTGACAAATTTCAGGTTGTCCCCAAAAGGGCTCTACCTCCACTGACTGAGCTAAACTAATAATTTGAGGTAATGTTGATAAGTCAGTAGAACTTTGAAAATCGGCACCATTGAATTGATCAGCATTTGCCAATCCTATTCTCACCAAATCTTGTGGACTCATTGAGAATGGTCCCATGTCCGATAAATCCAAATCCATAACCAAGGTATGTGTTCCTACAGGAACCCCCATAATCATGAAGTCACCACTACCGTTAGTTTTGACAGTGTATTTGTAATACTTTTCGTAAACCTCTATTAGTGCCGGGTTAGTCAGGATGTCTTTTTTACTCGGAAATGTTCCCGTAGGAGTATGACCTCCATGACTTTTTTCATAGGGAAGAAGATTGTATCTATACCCATCTTCATTCAAATCAGTAATTTCACTGTATGGATATAAATCTCTAATAATTTCATTATTCAAATCCTCTTCGGTTATAGGGACAAATATTGAAACACGAGCGTTAGGTACTCCATATCCTCCGTTGGTAAAAACACGACCTACCACTACACCGTAGTCTGCACACATTCTGGTGTATACATCTTCACTCCTGACTTTGAGCGAAAGAATTTCAATTTGCTCAAAGTCTTGTTCTAACTGAACATTGATTTGTCTATCTACACCGATGTCGGTTCTTAACCTATATGATTTTGACATTAAAAAGTACTTTCTATGATAAATAGTTTATTCACTATTTTATAAAAAGTAATGGATTTTAGATAAAAATATATATCAGGAGAAATTGGTCGTTTGGTAATTCTTCACCCTTACTGTAATATCTTTAGCTGGGAATCTGATTTGATAAATCTGATTTGGTTCAGCAAAAATTGTATTATCAACAAGACCAATTTTCTTTGTTGCATTATCTGAGTAAGGCATCGATGTTTGTGCTGAACTATATTGTCCACCCACTTTATTGAATATTGATATTTCACCTACACTGATTACACCATTTTCAGATTGTATAATACGATTGAGTTCTGAGATAAGAATATCTTCACCCAATTCTCGTATAGTAGGACTAAAGAATGTTGTAACCCTATCAATTACATTGGAGATTACAGCACCTTGGTTCTGAGTTGAATCCAGCACCACTTGCACATCTACACCTAAATCAATGACCTGTGCACTTCCAATTTGGACATAATCATTAATCATTCGATAATTTGAGAGGTACTCGGCTAAATTTTGTTTCAATGTTTGAGAAACCTCTGAAGTGAGATTACCCGATGAATCGTAAGATAAAACGTTGATTACAATTTTATTATTATTTTCAGTGATTGAAACCTTGGCAGGTGCACCAAACTGACCTGGCATGTTTCTGATTATCGCTTCATAATCATTGATTGTCACCGCTCTGTTCTGTGCTGAAAAGTTAAATGTTACGTAGTTTCTAACTTCTTCTGTTGATGGATATCCCGCACCACCTATGGCTGCAGTTACGTTATTACAAGTGAGTGAATTTATCACCGAAGTATTAAGAATATCTGAAGGTCCATTGACGAAGAAATCAACCGAACCGATTTGGTTGATAACATTGACACCTAAATTAGTACCTTGTCCACCACCAATTCTGTATTGAATAAACAAAGTGGTATTTGCTTTTGGTGTAGAACCTAAGGACATCATGTTATTTTGATATCTTTGGATTTTCAATGGTACGTCTAAGGCGGTGAATTCTCTAAGTTGATCCTCTGCGGTATTTGTTCCACCACCAAATGTAATCTTCAAAAATCCTTCGGGTGTATATTCTGTAACAAATCTTTGTTGTGTTTGTATGTATCTACCAACTTTGATGGCAGGGTCATCTGAGGGTTTTGTGGGGTCCTCAATGAACACTCTATCATCGGCTAAAGCAGGAACTTCAAACCATCTGCCCTGTGCTCCAAGAAATTCTTGGGCTGTTGGTACATTCGAATAAGACGTACCATCTCTTTGTATTATTGATGTAACACCTAAAACATTTTTTTCAGGTAAAAAAAATTCGAAGAATGGTCTTACATCATTTGGAGTAATAACTCTCTTGAAAACTTTGGTAATACCGTTTACTACAGTTTCTCTTTTGGTGATTGTGTAGTTCAATAAATTTCCATTAGAATCAAAATTAGGTATTTTGAGTCTGTTGGGGAAACCGTCTTGGTTGAATGGAGATGCAAAATTTATATCTCCAAAGGTTTCAAATATTTGTCCTGATCCTACAACTTGACTACCCGTTCTTAAAATACCAAGATATCTCTCATCTTCTTTATCACCAAAAGCAGGTACTGTGATCGAAAAATCAACTAAGGCAATTGAGGGTCTTTGACCTGGAATTTTGAGACCGTATGTTCTCGCAATATTATAAATTGAAGATCTCTGTTGGGCATACTGTAATACCGTTTCTTGAATACTTCTGTCTATATGGTAGTGTAGGTTATCGGCAACCGCAGCGTTAAGATCTAAAAACACAGAGAACACCGAAGCGTCATTGAAATTATCAATTAACTCAGGGTAGTAAGTTTTGGTGTAATTGATGAGTTCTTGACGGATTGCAGCAAAGTCTCGGACGGTATAGGATATTCTTCTTTCAGCCATAATCTTAAATATTCAGAATAATAAAATCTTTTGTATTGAACACATCGTTGGAGATTGCGTAATCAATTCTTACAGTTGCGGTATATTCACCCACATCTTGATTGTATCTTGTTATTTCAGGGTCCATTACCCCACCAGCACCTGTAGCTGTCAAACCTGCGGCTTCACCTGTTGGTGCTGTAATATCGATACTTGTTAATTGTAATTGTGGCATATATTTGTTTACAGAGTCTCTTATTTCAGATTCGATACTCTGAAATGTGGGTCCGTCTAAAGGTTCAAATATGTATTCTAAAAGTCTGGTTCCAAAATCAGGTAAAAAATATCTGGAACCTTTTCGAGTTAATAATAAATGTATCAAATTACTTCTGATTTCCTCAGCCGTGTAATCTGTCAGATCCAAGTATTTTCCATCAAAAGAATCTACGAAAGGAAATGTAAATCCATATGTCTTACCATTTGCCATATCTGATAAATATATCCCATTATTTTTTTTAGGACATAAAAAAAACCCAACACTTTTGTGTCGGGTTTTTAATACATAAACCTTGTTTTAGTCTGATTATGCCTGACAAGCCACACACTCAAGGTCATTTAGGTTCAATTTCTTTCTTGAGAAAGCTTGTGCCGAGTTCATTGAGTGTTGGTAGTAGAGTGTTTTTACTCCCAATTGCCAGGCGTCAATAAGTAATTTATTGACATCCTTCGTTGGCATATCAGGAGAAATCATTAGGTTCAAAGACTGAGATTGGTCAATATAATCTTGTCTTACCGCCGCTTGGTTGATAATTGATGACTGGTTGATTTCAGCAAAAGTTCTGAAAACGTCTTTTTGTTCATCAGTCAAAAATTCCAAGTGTTGAACTGATCCATCGTATTTCTTGATACTATCCCAAACTTCTTTGGTGTCTTTACCCAATTCCGATAACAATTTCTGTAACACTGGATTTTTGATTGTGACTTTCAATTTAGCAACGTCTTTTACATATGCGTTTGACCAAATTGGTTCAATTGATTGTGATACTTGTCCCAAGATAAATGCTGATGATGTTGTTGGTGCAACCGCATTGAGGGTAACGTTACGTCTTCCATAACCAATTAATGTTTCGGGTTCACCAAACATTTCAGCTAGTTCTTCCGAAGCCTTGTATGACTTATCTTTGATTAGTTTGAATACTTCCACATTCAAACGAGCAGTATCCTTACTATCAAAAGGTAGGTTTTTAGATTGTAATAAAGAGTGCCAACCTAAAACACCAAGTCCTAAAGCTCGTTGTCTTTTTGCAAAATTGTAAGCTTTTTCCAAGTAGAAGAATGCTCTCTGACCCTCAATAGTACCATTGGTACGGATATCATCAATTTTACTAATAAATTCGGTTACAACCGCATCCAAGAAATAAACCATAGTTTCAACAGCGTCAGTATCTTTCCACTCATCATAGTGAAGTAGGTTCATTGATGATAAAACACATACAAATGATTCTTCTTCAGAATTGTGAAGAGCGATCTCAGAACATAGGTTTGAGTTATAAATTTTCATACCCTTATCCTGATAAACCTCAGGTGCATTATTATTCGTAGTATCAGTGAACATAATGTAGGGATACCCAATTTCACCTCTACGTTGGATTACCTTAGCCCAAATCTCCCGTTTTTCTGCATCACCAGCAATCATTTCTTTCATGAATTCATCAGTTACCGTAACCGCATGAGTGAGGTCTTGAATGGGAGCTCCTTCGGTACCGATTTCCAAGAATTCCATAATGTCGGGATGTTCCACAGGCAGATATGGTGAAAAACGTCCACGACGAGTCGATCCCTGTGAAATATTATCAACAACACTTTGGAACAAGTTCATGAAGTGAACCGCACCAGGTGCATGACCGTTGTCGGTAATCGATGCACCACGTCCTCGGATATTACCAAAGTAACCTGATGTACCACCACCCATTTTACTCATCTCACCAACTTCAGCCTGAGTGTAGAGAATTGATTCAATATTGTCACCAACATTTGATCCGAAACAACTGACCGGTAGTCCACGTTTCTTACCAAAGTTAGCCCATACAGGTGATGACAGTGAATACCATCCTTTACCCATATAATCATAAAACTTATCAGCAAATCCTTCGATTCCCAAAAGTTTTTCAGCATGATCTACAATAATTCTGATTCTCTCTAAAGGTTGTTCACCTTCACTCAAATAACCCCTACGTAGAAAGGTAATTGATTCATCGTTAATCCAGTCGAATGGTTTTCTATTTTCCATATTGTTTTTTTTATAAATTAAAATAAGTCGTTAAGTGTAATTGATTTTTGTTTTTTACTGTAATTGATACTTCTCTTGTTGAAAAAGTCAGTATGTTTTGTTGTGAGAATTTCATCTTCAAACCATTCAGTTGTTTCCAATACTTTTTGATTTACATCAAAAACTTTATCAATACCAATTGAATTCAAAGATATATTGAATCTGTGTTTGATAAACTCTAAAGTTTGTTCTTTTGTAAGAAAATCTAAATCACCGTTTTCGAAGATCCAATCAACTACTTCCTTTTCAGATTCATACGCGTCTAAGGTTGCGTCAATCAAATCTTCAACAAGATCGTTAGTCCACCACGATGGGTTTTCTTTTTTGATGATATTAACTAATTCAAACCCAAATTCAGCATGAATGTTTTCTTCTTTAGAAGTCGCTTCCACCGCATTACTCATACCCTTCAACATGTTTTTGTGTTTGTTGAATGCCATGATAACCAAGAACTGTGAAAACAATGATACATTTTCTATAAACATAGAAAACAAAACTACTGATTCAAAATAATCTTGATTATCCAGTGCTTTAGAATTAGAAATAGACTTTTCTAAGTATTTGATTCTTCTACGAATTGCTGGTACTTCCAAAAGATTTTCAAATTCTTTGTTGAGTCCTAAAACTTGAATAAGGTTAGAATACGCATCAGCATGTCTTACTTCAGATTCCGCAAAAGTTGCACCAACACTACCAATTTCAGGTTTAGGTAACCTTTTGTAGATATCACCCCAGAAAGTTTTTACAGCAATTTCAATTTGTGAAATAGCTAACATAGCTCTTTGGACTGCGGTTCTTTCGGGTTCAGTTAGATGTACCTTATAATCTTGAATATCAGAAGTAAAATTAAACTCTGTGTGAACCCAATAAGAGTGTCTAATAGCGTCAACGTAATCCAATAAGTTTGGATACTCATACGGTTTCAAATTAACTCTCTTAGTGAAAATGTTTGGTTGATGTTTAGAACGGTAAATAATATACTCTTTTGCCACGTCATTCAAACCATTATCCATTAGTTTATTCTCCACCATATCGTGAATCTCATCAACATGTGGTACATGATGTTTATTACCTCTGAAAATACCTTTTTTAGTTAGTCTAGCAATCTTTTCAGCCATTTCAACATCCACTTTACCGGTGCTTTCCATTGCTTTGATTACCGCCCTTATAATTTTTTCAGATTCAAATATAACTCTATCACCACTTCGTTTGATAACGAAACGTTGATCAC